GCCCGCCGATATTGTCACATTCTTCACCGAAGGCATGAGCGCGCCGTGGGTCACGCAAGGCATTTGTGGTATCTACGCCGTACCCCATTTACCGCAAGCGTTGTTGGACGGTCAGCCGAAAAAAACGGAACTTTTCGGACATTCTGTCGGGTTTATTGGCAATTGTTGGGAACTACGCAAGAGAAACGACAATAGCAACGCCCGCTACACGGACGTCATCAACCTCAAAAACTTCCGAAACGCTTTCCAGCTGCCGGAACGCTACAAGTATCTGAAAAAGTTCCTCACCGCCCCCTATGCTTATATCGAATGCTCGTGCCTGAACGGCACCGTTATCACATACGAGCCGGAACAGATTCCAAGCGCGGACCTGATTATTCGAGAATCGTGGAATTACGCGCCACCATCCCCGCGCCTGAATTTCTACGCGCGCGGATATCATGCGGGGAACCTTGGCGAACGCCAACCATTGACGGACGGCAAAGGACTGCCTATCGATACGGGCGAAATGCTCAACGCATCCTTCGGCATCACCAATTTCCCCACCTTCATGGCCGTCAACAACGGCTCAGCTTTGGCGTTGGCGAACAGCGCCTACACTAGGCAATACGCACAGCAGAGCGCGGACTGGAGTTTCCAGAAAACCCAGATGGGTATCAACAACGCCTACGCTCAAGCGCAACTCGGCACACAGTATGCAAGCGCCCAAAACCGGCTCGGCACGTCGAACCGCAACGCCATGAACGCGATCAGCAACCAGGCTGCGCAGATGGGTACCGATCTGACGTTGAAGAATCTCGGATTCAACAATCAGATGGCGCAAATCAACACCATAGGATCTGGTGTGGCCAACGCGGTCGGATCCGCAGCCACGGGCAATATCGGCGGTGTGGCCGGAGCCATCGCGGGCACCGCAATCGGCGCGTGGACAAACCAGCAAACCTACAACAACAACGTATCGACCGCTAATCAGCAACTGGCGAACACGCAAACCACCAACAACGCAAGCACCTCACAGGCCAACGCCTACAGTCTCGCGCAAACCAATTTGAGCAATCAACAGACCATGCAGCTCGCGGACATGAACAGGCAACTCGCCCAGGCCACCGCGCAAGGCGATTACGAGAACACGATCGCCGGTATCAACGCCCAAGTACAACAGACCCAAACCGTACCGCCAACCACGTCCGGCGCATTGGGCGGTGACGCCTTTAATTTGGCCAACGGCCTGATTGGTGTCATGGTACGTTTCCGGCAAATATCGCCCGCCGCCATGCAAGCCATTGGGGAGGTGTGGCTGCGATATGGCTACTATGTGCAGAGATTTATGCAATTGCCGCAAAATCTTATGGCCATGAGTAATTTCACGTACTGGAAATTGCACGAATTGTATGTGCGTAGCTCGACGTGCCCGGAAGAATACCGGCTTACAGTGAAGGGCATTTTTGAATCGGGCGTGACGGTATGGACCGACCCCGATAAGATCGGCGTCACCGATTATGCGGACAATGCGCCACTATCCGGTATCGCATACTAGATATAATGGAGAGAGTCAAGAAAACTCTCTCCATTATTTTTTAGGACGGTGATCATGAGCAAGCGCAATAACGCGCGCAAGGCCGCGCACTGGGACAACCAGAGCGTGCTCGGCTCCATGTGGGGCAATCTGAACCTACCTGAGATGCGGCAAAGTCTCCGCATTAACCAGTATATGAAGCTGATTGAGATGTTGGCGGTAAGCCGGTTCAAATGGGTCAACCTGCCACCATATATCGACGAACGATATTTGGAACTGACACTATTCGAGAACGGTTTGGCCCTCTTTTTCCCCGACAAACGCAAGGGGGTGCACCGTTTTATGGTCACGTCGGGTAATATCGGCGGAGTCAACAATTATAATAATCCGACCAGTTTTCAGCCAGTAGCCACGAACTACTCTCACCCGCAAATAGGGTCGAAGGAATGCGTACCAATTTGGGACAACCAATTACGGTGCACCATGATTGACGTCATGTGGAATTATGCCACACGACTCGCCATCGCAGACCGAGCATTAGACGTCAACCTGGATAATATTTCGGTACCGTTGATCATCGCCACGTCTGAAACCAACAAACTCACCGCCCAAAACCTCATGAAAGCACGTGAGGACGGCGACCCTTATGTTTACACCTATGATTCCGCGGATATTACGGGCATGTTCCAAACCTTCCCCAACATGACCCCCTTTTTGGCGGATAAGATCATCACCACGAAAACCCAGGTGTGGAACGAATTAGTCAACTACTTGGGTATCGACAACAGCACGACGGAAAAGAAGGAACGCTTGCTTGAATCTGAAGTCACGGCGGGCAATTCTCGTACGAACGTTTTCCGCCTGAGCTATCTTAAAGCACGTCAACAGGCGTGCGATACGATCAACCGGTTGTGGCCGCAAATGGCCGACTCCGGGAAGCCGATCGGCATCGAATGGAACGACACCACCAGCGGCGGTCTATTGGACGTCGAAGGCAACAAGGAGGAGGAATAATGGTGCAAGATTTGAGCATGTACGCCATCAAAGACAGTATGGCGGATTACACCTTGACGCTTGGCAATCTGATCGCACGCGGTTTTGACACGGACGAAAAACTGCATTTGAGCACCCAATATTACCCGATTTTCGACGAAAACTATAGAGCGAAATTGAACGAGAAAATCGTAGCCCACTACGCACTCAGGGAAATAGGAAGCGAAACACCGCAAATGTTCGTCTTCTACTTGGGGCGTACCATGCGGGAGCAGATGGACTATTTCAACCAGCTCTATCTGTCCGCGCAACGCGAGTTCGACCCGTTCATCACGTCCGACATTCGACAGGAAATGGACTCGACCAGCACGAACGAGTCCAGCGGAAAATCGAGCGGCACACAATCGAACGAGTCCACGGCAAACAGCACGTCCGACACTACCGCCGACAATTCCAGTATGACGTTCAATAGCGAGTTCCCGCAGACCCGTATCGACGATTTTCGCAAGTACGCCACCACCGCAAGTCAGACGGATTCAACCGGCAACACGCATACGGCAACCCAGCAGGACAGCACCGCCACCGCAACCAGCACGAGCAACACCGACTATGCGCATTCCTCCGACAAGGGCAATTCCACGTCGCATACCCTGGGAACCAGCGGATCCCAGTCCCAACTCTTGCAGGACTGGCGCAATACCATGCTCAATATTGACATGATGGTCATCAACTCGCTCGAAGACCTTTTTTTGGGCATGTGGGGCAGTGGCGACAATATGACAAACGTTCCGCAGCTTTACAGCACGAGTCTTGCCTACAATCTCGGCCACTAGAGTATACTTGGCATTGACAGTTAGGAGGATTAATGGACGGACCAAACATGTGCGCCGCGCCGCTCGATATTGACCCGCGGCAACGCTATTTCACTACGGTTCAGCCTTTTTCATACCGGGATACGTTGACAGTGCTTGGCTACGTGCAGGAGGTGGCCGGACATGTGGACGAACTGCGCGAACAATTGGATAATCTCGCCAAGGACGAGAACGCGGACGTCGAAGCCATCAAACAGCTGATAGCCGGTTTCAACGAGCAGTTCGAGCGCATCAACGGAGCGCTGGATGACTTGGAAAGGCAGGTCGGACAATACGAAGACAGTGCCCTTACCTATAACCCGACACGTGGCAAGTATGAGGACTCGAAAAACACGAACCGGGACATATACCGCGAATTGGCCGTGTTCGGGGCCAGAGTAGACCAGATGGCAACCATGACCACCGCACAGGCCGCGCAACATGACTGCATCACATGGGCAGTCTTAGGCAACCGTGAGATTTTCGGCAACGAAGGGCCGCGGGTAACGCCACGACCTCAGAATCAGCGACCGACACCGCCACCGGCATCACTGGAAAAAGGATATATTCCAGTCGACGGAGTCACATCACCGGGAACCCAAGCGACATATTACATCGTCCACGAAAAGAAGGGAGAATGATGGATATCAAAAAAACGATAAGCTCGACAACCGTTCATGGGTCGAAAGATTCAGAAGGCCGCGACATGTACGAGCACACCACAACTTATAGTCTGCCCCTCTACACCGACGATACCCCGTCCGATCTGCGCGACGGATATAATCGGGCGATGGTAATGCTCGACCGACTCATACACCAACTGGAAACCCTCATCCGTGAAAACAAAGGAACCAACCAATGAGCACCGTCTACGACAAAACCGACAACTACGCGCTTAACCTTTACGGAGATGCCGACCCCGCCGACCTGCGCGACGGGTATAACGGGTCCATGCGCACCATTGACTCCACGCTCGAAACGCATCTCAATCGCATCGAAAGCGTGGAGTCGCGTGAGACCCACGATGAAGAAGTGGTCAAGGCGCTGCTTGGAGAGAACACGGTGGACAACGCCACCACGGCGAAAACCAAGTGGGATAAAGCGGGAGTGGACGCCACCGCCGCCATCAGCAAGGCCGACTCCAACGCGACGATTCTTACCGCGCTAGGGGCGGACACCACCGCTCACGCCACCACGGCGAAAACCAAGTGGGATAAAGCGGGAGTGGACGCCACCACCGCCATCAGCAAGGCCGACTCCAACGCGACGATTCTTACCGCGCTAGGGGCCGACACCACCGCGCATGCCACCGCAAATAAGACAAAATGGGATAAAAACACTACGGACATCACCGCACTATCCACTTCGGTTGGCAATAATTCCTCGCAGATTGCGCAGATTCTGGAAAAACTGGGGCAAGCGCAGTACGAAGACGGATATT